CGAATAAATCTTCCTGCGGCGCTTTTATTTTGACGCTCATTATCTCATAACCGTTATCATTTTCAGGTTTATCCCATTCAAATACTCTGCCGTCAAGCACAACGCTCCTGACCCGTACCGCATCACTTGGATATTTGAAATAGTTCAGCTTCTCCTTTGGCAAGTAGCTCTTATCAAGAGTCTTCACATCCAGTCTGCTTATTGTTCTTCTGATCTTCGCAAAGCTCCAGTTACTCATTGCCAGCAGCTGACTTAACGCAAACGGGAACATCTTGTCACATTGCCTAGCTTCTTCTGTTCCGTCTTTCAAACCGATTATAGGCCGTACTTTCAGCTGTACCAGTGCTAAATTACATATATCAACTATCGAATACTGCATATTATTACCTCCCTCTTCCAGAAGCAGCATTTCTGCTGCCTTTGGAAGAAAGAGCGGGACTTACCCCGCTCACTCTTATTAATCTTCTTTTTTGGAAGTAGTTACTTTACTTCCAGCAATTAACCTAAAACAGTTATCCGGAAAAATATCCTTAGCCGCAAATTCGCACATATCACCCGGCTTGAAATTCTTGATCTGCCCGTTGATTCTTGCCTGACAGTATTTCGTGCATACATATTTAGACATTTAAACCAACCCCCAAAGGAGAAGCAACGCCGTAGACGATGCCTGCTGTAATCTTGCCGCTGTACTCGCCTGCTGCAGATGCAAAGATGTAACGCCCCGGAATAGTCGGAATAGGAGCGTAACCGAGCCGGCTTCCTTCTTTGACCGTAACTTTAAAAAGTTCTTTTTTATCTGTGCCCTCTGCGGTATTCCCTGCGCTGACGGTCACAGTTATGTCAGCTGTAGCCAACCCATCAAGAGATACTCCATATTGGGCATTAGGATAAATAGTATTGGAGAAAGAGGCTCCAGTATCAATAATCTTTGGCAAATCGCCTGCCGCATAATCAGCTGCGATTGCATTTGCTGCCTGTACATCATATTTCATAATCTATCACTCCTCGTATAATAAATTTCAAAGTTAAGGCCGCATAATGCGGCCTATATTAAATAACACGCGCTTCGTTCATGTGGATCTGATCTACACGACGGATAGGCATTTCATCAAAGGTCATTAGCTTGCGACCTTCGATACCTTCCAAACGCGGCTTGGCAGTGGAATAATCAAACATCGCTCCGAGCTGACGATTAGACACAATATCCTGACGCAGCTTGGTTCTCACTTTGCGATTCATATAAATCGCTGGACGGCCAGTGCTGGTATTATGCAGACGCTCAGAAGCTTCGATCATCAAGTTGATAAGTTTGCCGCTTTCAATTGTGTTGATATCAATATTACAGATACGTACTACCTGACGCAGATCTTTTACAACTAAGCCGGAAGCCCAGCTGAAAGAAGTCTTGATGCCCGGCATATAACCAGCACTTACTGCCATAGTATCGTCCTCAACAACGGCGCCCTGCTGCAGACCTGCCTTAGATCCTTTGGGATAGAAAGTATATACGCCGTTATCATAGCTCCATACCACGAACCAGATAGAAGTAAGATTAGCACTTGTACCACCTGCATCTAATACATATTCCGAAGTTTCCGGCAGGATTCCGTCAGTCTTACGGGTCAGTGTGCTATAACGTTCTGCCAGTCCCAGCATACGGTCTTTACCGTCAGCGGTACCGCCATAAATCATACTGCGGGCCATAGCCTGATTGATTGCTTCGATTTGCGGCCGGGATTGTGCCAGCAGGAACCGGTTACGCATTCCATTCAACTCGTACAGTGCCTTATCGATAACTACAGGACGGTAGAACATCGCACTGAAATCAGTCATCGCAGCAAAGCTGCCAGGCTCCGGTTTAATTACGTCATTGTAATAGCGCAGTGCTTCACCGGGTAGAGAGGTACTGATTACTTCTTTGTTGCTATCGCCGTTGTTAGCTTCTACTACTACAGAATCTTCCAAAATCTCATTGGTCTCAGCCAAAAGATTTACGATAGCGTTTTCTTTCAGCTGCCCATCAGGGGACAGCACCGCCATCACGTCATGAATTGTTGGATTGAGTTTTTCTACTACTTCTGCCATTTAAGTCACTCCTTTTTATTTAAGTCGCCGAACATAATGTCGGCCAGACTGGGAGCCGCTTTACTAGCTCCAGTGCCACCGCTCATAAGGTTACCGTCCTCTCCTACAAGAGGATGCAGCGCCTGCATGAGCTGAATAATTTTAATATTGCCTTGAATGCCTGCCATATCGATGACCTGCTTTAAGCCGGGGATTTTACTCTCCAATGCATTCATAGTCACATTGGCCTCACTGATTGCTTTTTGGTATTCCGGCGTTACGTTATCAAACGTGGCTCCGAAATGTTTTAATGCTTCTTCGGTATTGGCAGTCATAAAATTAGCCCTCGCATTACATACATAATCGAGAGCTTTTTTTGCCATCTCCGGATCGGTGATCCCGATAGCATTCAATTCTTTTGTACACTCTGCCACAATCTCCGGCGTCGCCAAATCACCTAACCGCTCAATAATTTCAGACTTTACAAAAGTCTCATCAACTGTTTGGTCAGGCTTATCGTCCGCCTTTTCAGGTTGCTTCCCCTGTTCAGACGCAGGTTCTTGCTCCGGCTCTTTTTCAATCTCCAGTGCTGGCTCTGTTTCCTTCTGCTGTTCCTGTACAGGTTCTGCCGGCTGTTCCTCATTCATGTTATTGTTGAGGTCATTTACTTCTTCCATCTTTGTAACTCCTTTCAAAATTTGCTTCTTGTTCGCGTATCCAGGCGAAGCGTTCTCCCTCAGCTCTAAGAAGCTGTAGTACTCCATCTTCTCCCATTTTGCGTATCTCATCCGTTACCACAAGCACCGCTTTCCTTGCGCCTTCTTTTCGGTAGGTATCAGCGTTACCGGTAAAGGTAGAGGCATAATAATAATTTGATACCATAAGCTTAGTTAAAAACCATCTGCCCCGTTCATCACTGAGCAGAAACTCATAAGCTTCTTTGTCTTTTACTCTGGCCTGCGCTTTTAAAAAGTCATTACAGGCTTCCTTTTTATCCAGCTCTTTCATCTTTGCTACATTTCTTGTCGGTATCATACGCCACCCCGCAAACTGCTGAGTAAATTATCCAACGGTGCTACGCTGCCGTTGTCTGCCATCTCCTGAAGATTGGCCGCTGCCTGTGTGACATTAGGTAACGCCTGCGCTACCGCCATATCTTCCTGCATCTGTTCCTGCTGTTGGGCTGCCTTAGCCTGCTGCTGCTGAATTTCAGCGTATTCCTCGTCCGTGTAGAGTATCTCACTCTTCACGCCCAAATCATCTATCCACTTACGCAGGAACACACTTTCATTAAGCATATTCACTACGCCAGGCTTAAGTTGCGCCGTCTGGCCTATTGCTGCCAGCGCTGACTCATAATCTTGTACTCCGCTCATCCTCTGCAGTTTTGCCAGCGGTGATACATATTCGATTTCCAGCTCCATACCGTCGTATTCAGGCGGCATTTCAAAAACACCGTTTTGCGTATAAATACCATAGACCCGTTTTATATCACGGCTCAGTACCTCTGTGTTAATACGTGTAACTACCGGTGTGAGCTGCTGCATCTTCTCCTGCTGCCTCAAACTCCATTCGTAAGCTGTACGACCTGTATTATCAAACTTCTGCTGTTCAAGCATCGCAAACAGATTCGTATTATAGGCTGCGTTGATTTTATCTTCCCTTATTGCCGCCTGCTCATACACTTTGTCGAACACCGGCGCTATGTCAAACAGCGACTGGACTTTACCAAGCTGCATATCTACATCTGTTATAGCACCAGGCCTGTAATCTGTGTCAGTACCTGTAGGAACCTGCAGTGCCGGATTATAAAACAGCTCCATATTTCCTGCTGCAGCTTTAAGTAAGTCAAACATCACCCTGTTGTCGCTGTCTGCAAACCAGCCGGGACCAATGCCATAATCGCTATTAGGAATAGCAAGATAACGCATTATTGTAATCGGACAGGTTTCAAAGCCTCCTACATGGATAAATTCCTTATCGCTGCAGTCCAGCCAATAAAGCGACACATAGCGTTTTCCCTTTGGTCCTAACGCCTTATTGTCATAAGCAGGATTCTTAGTCATAAGCCAGTAGACTTTCATAAGGCGTCCGCTGTTTTTGCCGTCCTTGTACTCCTGCTGTTGCTTTTCAGGCAGCGCTTCAAGCCCAAACTTACTTACTATCTTAGATAAGCTCATTTCCTTTTTGACTGCAAAATGCGTTACTTCCTGCCACGGATCTAGTGCGTAAGCGTATGAGCCAATAGAATAATTTTCAAACACCATACCTCGCTCCGGAATAAAGAAACTCCCGCGCGGAGACTGCCCAAAAGAAAGCTCAAGATTAGCGCTGTAAATCGATGAATAGAAATTGCTGGCGTTAAGCGCTTTATTAATCGTATCCCTTTGGTCCTGCAAAATAGCTTTCAGGGTCTGGTCATCCTCTGCGAAGCGTGACTGCAGATCAAACCATTCCACAGTTTGGGGAACAGATCCGTTCGTCATACCACCGGCAAATATCTGCGCTGCTCTCCACGCTGTCCCGTCGATAATCCCTGCATCACGCTTTATCATCTTATCCCGTCCGTCCAGCTCACCTAAAAAAGGTATTTGATACTGCTGGATACGGCGCCACATTACAAGACAGTTCTGGTAATCCTTAGCGTTGAACAGTTCGTCGTGTATGCGTTTTGCTTCTTCAAGTTTCATTACATCTGTTTTCATCGCTTACACCCCGAATGTTTCGCCGCTGGTCACGCTGCCCTGTGTTGCTGCGAAGTTAAATTTCTTCTTGTTTTTGCGCTGCTGGTCAAGTGCGCTTGTCCCGTCCGTCCTGCCGCTTACATCTGTAGCCGCTGCCGCTACCTTAGGAACCTCAGTTGCAGGTGTACCAAACAACTTATTTGTTAATCCACTCATTGCCCTCACCTCCTTTTAAAGCTTTGCCAGCGGATTATAATTTCTTGCACTGCCTTGCTGCCTGCTCCTTTTCAGCAGGTCAAGCGCCGGCGTACTAACTTTCATCTCACGTCCAAACGTCAGCGCCAAGGCATCCGCTCTGTTAGGGCTAAATGGCATATCTCTTTTACGCTGGAGTTGTAATTGCCCACGGTCATTGACATATGCTTCAGGCATCATAAGCTCTGCAGCAATCTCTCTGTCCAGTTCATCTAAACAGCCACCGTTAATAAGCCATTGCTTCATCCTGTCCCACATTTCCATGCGTTTATTAGCATATTGAGTTTTACTAGCAGTGGCAGAAGAATTTACTAAGTGCCAATTACGCCCCATGTATTTACCAGCAGAATAAATGCCCTGACCGTAACCAAAATCTATGTTGACCTGCTGATCTTCAAACAGAGCTACCTTTTCAGCAAAAGCAAAATTATCGTCACTCTTCGGCTCTTCGTAAAGCAGCTTGCTGAGGTTCCCCTTACGCAGATAGATAACTGCTGCATCCTTACCGCCCCAAGCTGGGTCAACGCCGATAATAGCAGGTGCAAACTCTACGTCTTTGCCCGTAATGCTTCTTGACTGCGCAGCTTCTATTACATTGCGTCCAATAAACTGCAGCTCGCTCGAACTCGGCGGCTCACCCAAGATACGAACTTTAACGAAGTCGCTCTCAAGGCCGTATGTCTCAATCCACTCATTGAGCAGTTGCTTATTCGTTATCTCTACTGTCCTGCTGTCTATTTTCCGCGTATGCCAACGGTGACGCTCTTTGCCTAAACAATCCGCGAAGCGTCCTATGTTCTTAGTAGGATTGCCAAAAACCAGCCACAAAAGCTCAGTGTCCGAATCTGTCATCGCGCCCTCAGCAACTTCCCAGATAACGTCTTCTATTTCAGACGCCTCATCAAAAATAAGCAGTATTCGATTACCCTGATTATGCAAGCCTGCAAATGCTGCGGGATTACTCTTGCTCCACGGGATAGCGTCTGCGCGCCAGTTTTTATCGTGACCTTCTACTACGCTATACATAGACGTTGCAGTATATACAAACATCTCACTCGCTATATTAAGCCTGTGCCACTTGCCAAGCTCTGGCCATGTTTTAGTCCGCAGCTGCGTGTCCGTATTTGCTGTGACAACTACCCTTGTATCTGCCCGGGTATACATAGCCCATTCAATGAGCCACGCTACTACAGCGCTCTTACCAATCCCGAGTCCTGATGATATTGCATTTCGGATAAGCCTGCACGGGTCATCCCTCATACTGGTTGCAAGCTCTTCCATAAGCTCAAGCTGCCATTTTTGCGGCCATTTATTCTCCAGTTCTCCTTCTCCCCATGGATACATGGCTTTCACAAATCCCGCCGGGTCATATTCAAACTGTGCAATAAATTCGATTAATTCTTTTTCTATCATGATTTACCACCCTCAACGCGTCCCTGGGCTTTCTTAAGCACTGTTACTATATCTACTTTTCCGGAATGTTCTACTTGCTGCTGATCTTTCCACCCAAAGTTATTTTTTAAATTAAAAATGACGCCTACAACATTCTTTCCGTCAAGCAGCCTCTGTTCAAGCGATTCTTCTATTTTCGTTTTCGCTTTTTTTATAGCGTCAGAAAATTCACTTTCTTTTTCATACTGCAAAAGAGTTTCTCTTGTCATCCCCAAACCTAATGCTAACCCAGTAATAGTGTATCCAAGATTGTCTTTATCTCTGCTTTCAAAATATGCATCTATCTTTCTCTGCATTTCAGTTACGTTATCAAACTTCTTAGGTCTTCCTCTTGTCATCTCTCCTCACCACCTTTGCAAACTTTGTAAATAAAAAAGCACTCACGGATGTGAGTGCTTAATCTTAACTGCTTTTAAACGCTTTAGTCCATTTTTCCTTTATTCTTCGCATTTCTTCGTTGTACTTGACCAATAATTCTCTGTCAATATAAAACTCTTCATCAAAAGTGCTCTTCAATGTTCCAACTATTTTTAATAGCATTTTATATATTGAATTAATCTGCCAGACTCCATTTGATAAGCAATCATATTTACGAAACCTTTGTTCTCCATCTATAATACGAAAACTATCAATAGCCGTGACACCATGCGCTTGTTGAGATAATATATCATATACAAGATCATATACAAGCATTTCTTTTTCTTTTTCGCCATCATAAAATTCAATAGCTTTACACAACTGCCTATTGCTTCCTATATAAATCATATTAGGTCTACTAGAATATATCTCATACCATTCTTTTATATTCTTGTTTCTTAACAATATTTTATTTTCAATAAATTCAAATGCTTCTCTTATCTCTAAAATATTACTATTTCTAAGATTGGTTATTATTTCTTCATTTTTTATTTTTTCCTCTTGTATATCAAGTTCATATTTTTCTTTATTTTCAATCAAAACTTTATTATACTTATATTTTTTTATATCAGCTACCACAATAATGTATCCAGCTTTATCTCTCACATACTTCTTATCCTTGGTTAAATAACATAATTGCAATGTTATTTCAAACAAAGTTCTCGTTAAAACTTGTGCACTATCAACTCTTCCCTGATAAAACAAAATTGCTATACTATCTAAAATTTTTAACCACTCAACCATATATTTTATAGTAACATCTTTTTCAATTGTTGATTTATTATTAGTTTTATTAAAGCTACTTGTAGATTCTCTAATAAAATCGTGTATTGAGACAAAAAAACTACTGCTTTCATCCATCAACTCATTTGCTAGATCATTGTTCATTTTTACCTATCACCATCCATTTTTAGATGGTTTTATTATACCACAAAAGCCCACCAACACATTAAAGTTAGTGGGCTTTTGTCAATTTCTACACATACATTATAACACAGGTCAATACTCGCATTCTATCTCCTCTTTTAATTTTTGCAGCGCCTTAGAATGCATTTTGTGTATATACTGCCACGAATATCCCAAATCCGCAGCAATAACTTCCCAACGCTGGTAATTCAAGTAACGTTTGAACAATATAAGCTGCAACTTCTCATCATCAAGCATTTTAATTAGCTCTCTCGTTGCCGCTAATGCCTCTGTAAGCTGCTTAATATCGTTTTGAACAGACATTTCCACGTCAGCCATCTTCGCAACCGTACCGCCTAATTTGTCATTGTTGCAACCGCCCCCAGGCGCCAAGCTATAGACTGGAGTTATCTGCTCTGCCAAATCTCTTAGATCCTGCAGCATTTGTAAATCCGCTTCAAGCTGCTTCTGCCAGACCCATGCACTTTTTAACCTTTGCTTTATTTCATCCGTCGTAGGCATCGCATCACCCCTCTGCCCGTAAAACATCTGCAGCAACGTCTATCGCAGCACTTTCAGCTTCACTCAGATGATGACCATGCTGCACCTGCCCTAACATACCGATCACGCTCCGGAATCGCTTTTCTTTTACACAATTTACCCTACGACAGTAAACTTTATTCTCGCTTACTTGACAGCTCCACACGCAGCCCTTACACTTATGTGCCACTCTAATCACGCTCCTTCAGCGCACCTATACTCTTTACATTCATCAAATCTAGCCCACTCTCTATGGTTACCATCATCATCTATAAGTGGTACATTTTCCTCGTGTCGATCGCAGTCAGTGTTAGTACATGGTTACTTCGTATGCAGTAGGCTTTGTCGTTAGTCATCTACTATTTCTCCTTCCTCAATTCCAAAAGCAGACTCATCATCTATAAGAACACAACCATTCTCGAAACACACAGCGACTAACTGCTTATCTTCTATTCCATTTTCTTTGGCGTACTCGTAAAGTTCTTTAATCGTCATCGAAAACACCGTCATCATCATCCAATATTATCAATATAGCTTCTGCCTGCTTTTTCGTTAACTCTGCAGAAACAACAGTTTCTTCGTCATATGATTCTTGGATATTGTAATAGCAAATTGAACCATCAAGACGATAAACCGGTATTATTTCATACATTGTTTTCACTCCTTAATCATCACATATAGCTTTACCGTCCATAATAGCCCCGCAATTATAACAATAATGCTGTTCAGTAATATCCAACCCGCCGCCAAATACATCTGTTGCGGCATATGAGTTGCAATTAGAACAGTAGTAAGCACCGCCCCCTTCCCAATGTCCGTGCTTACGTTCTTCTACAATAGGGGCTTTATCTATTAAACCTTGAAAAACGTTTAACGCATGAGCAAAACGAAAATCAGCCTTTGCATAAGCGTTTAACACTTCATTTGTTAGTTCCATACTTAAAGCATTTTTATCTATCAATTCCATATTATTCACCGTCCATTTTTGCGCCGCAGTTCGGGCAGTATTTTTTTACCTCACAAATAGATTCTGAAACATAATGACACTCAGAACACTCAACATGCCATGCTTTTTTAGTAATCCAATGCCCATGCTTGCGTTCTTCTACTGTAGGGGTTTCGTCTATTAAAAATTGAATAGTAGTGATTGCTGCCATTAAGCCGAAGCGCAACTCTTTCCGCCGACGCAGGGCGTCTGCATCTATTAGTCTCATAATCTATTATAACTCCTTAAATTATAATATATGTTTCATTGTCACAATACATCGTCAGCCTCAATAATGATCTTGTCATCATATTTTGATACCAATTTTACCTCATGTCCGTAATATCCGTTGTGTTCATTATATGCAACAAATTGTAACAAGCCTTTAGTCGTTTCAACATTAATAAACATAGCTGATCCAGCATCTAGATCTTCTTTCATGTTTGATACTATTGTCCCCAACTCAGAATCAGTAACATAAACATTTTTTAATTCACTGCCAATAAAGCTTCCAAAATCGTCTTCACTAGATAAATAGCCCCAATTTTCGCAACAACATTGTCCATTATTTATGACAAAATATAATTTTCTTGAATCTGTTTCAATACAATATCCATCATATGTATCCCATTTATCATTATTAAAATAGACATCACTAACTTCTTTTATATTTTTTATAATTTCCATATTTTTATTCACGCTCCAATACAGGCTCATAAGTTTCAAGGAAGATATCTTCTTTACAGCAGTAAATTTCTCCACGTACTCCTCGTATAACATAACTCCCGACTGGAGCATGCATTGTGCCTTCAAGAGTTTTAATGAACAGTTCAATAGGTGGAGTATCTGGAGTCAAAGCATCAAAGTACAAAATTCCTTCTTCAAATGCTTTGACCGCCCACTCTGGCACATAATATTTACCATCGCTTCCTTTTAAATCCCCATCAAATTGAAATGCTTCTATAGCTACTGGTTTCTTTTTATATTTCATTTTTTATCCTCCCCTATATTTTTACCCGTGTAAAGTCAAATGGATTTTTATATGGATTTTTTAAACTGTATCCGCTAATTAATCCACCCTGATAACCAAAATTGTCAAGCCATTGCCCATTTTTTCTAAATCTTATGGCGTCCTTGCAATTTGTGCTTCTTAAATAAATCGTCCCGCTTTTGGTGATTTTTAAAATTTTTTCTTTTATTTCTTTTTCGCCAGTTATTGAATAATATTTTATAGTAACTTCATCACCGACTTTAAGCGTAGCCGTATACTCTTTTAAAGTCATATATGTTGACATTATTCTTTTTCCCTATCAAATATACTTTCATAATCCATTTGTAAATAACGCATTGCTTGTTCAGATTTTGTCGCATTCCAATATTTTATTAAATTTTGTTTACTTCTAAAACGTCTAGTTTTCAAGCCACAACATTCACAATTAATAGAATATAAATAGTCTGATATATATTCATTAATTGTAACTGATTGATCACATATAGGGCAAGTTTTTAATATAACAGGTTCAAAATTATTTAAAATATGACAAATTTCTTCGGCTACCTGCAAAGGTACATTAACGGCCATGGCTAAAATTCTATAATTCTCATGAACTTCATATACATTATAAAGGTCTAATTTTTCATCTGTTAAAACTGGTTCATACATATTAACATCCTCCTATTTTCATAAGTAATTAAGTAAATACAAGAAAAGTGCAATAGAAACATTCGCAGTAATCAATATAAGAAGTTTTGCCCACGCACTCTTCGCCACATCTAATAAATTACAAAGTACATATAAATAAAATACAAATATACTAATAATGGTAATTAAGCCCAACATTGATAAGAATGTCATAATTTAGCCCTATTTTGCGGCTATGCGTTTATTATAATGCTATCTAACATATTTGTCAACAATTATTTTTAACGACATAAATCGTCCATTAAGGGTCTGTATTTTTGCTTTTAGATTTTATGATTTAACTCCTTAAATGGTTTTACATGGCTTGTGTTTTTGATTGGTAGAAATCATCCATTAAGGGGGTATATTTTTTGATTATTAAAAAGACTCTATAGGGGTCTGTATTTTTGATTGGTAGAAATCACTCTATAGGGAGTCTGTATTTTTGATTATGGAAAATCATCCATTAATGGAGATGTATTATGGTAGGGGTGGGTGGTAGGCCACATCTTCAAAACGGACTCCTGGGGGTATTAATTATGAAGATTAATAACATGGTAAGGGCATCTAGTTGCTTATGCTTATCAATAGCTATTGCTATTAGCTTATTATGCTAATTAATAGTAAGGTATTATTTTGTATATATACTAATAATACACTTTTACTATTTGTCTATACTTCATAATCATCTATATTACTAATAATATTCATTTATTATTTACCGCCAAATGGCATAAACACTGGCTTTTTAATTAATAATAGCTATTGCTTATAATATATTGCTTGTTTGCATGGCTTGTATTATGGTATATATTGTATATATACATATATTATATATTAATAAGGCTTCATAAGCAGTAATTGTTACTAATAATGAGCTTGTGCTTATCATGCAGCGGCAAAAATAGTATTAAATCCTTATATGTATATGTTGTTTGTAGCCCTTAAACACTATATTTCACCTATTACTTGCATATAACAATGGTAAATAGCTACCTAATATAACATAATATGCAATACAACATGGTAACATATACTAAACTCTAAATGGTAATATATTTCACCCTATACTATATGTTATATTGTATATATTTCTATACTCTACTATGTAGTAACCTATGGTATATTTCACCTATTACTAATTATTAAAAGCTTTCTATATGTATATTATTATTAGTGTTATATATTGTTATATTGTAGTGTTTTCTATATTGTATATATTATTAAAACCTAATAATTTTTACACAGCGCGGCGGCTTAAATTTTATATGGTATTATTAGAGTTCATTATCCTTACTAATATTTGTTATTAAACAGCATTATTATTACTATTAATATTAATTTCTATTACTCTTATTTTACTAGCTAATTACCTTTGCTTATTTACCTGCAATCTGCATAAATACTGGCTTTTTAATCTTTTTTATTGCTTATTAATAATTGTTGCTAATTATATTGTTTGCTAATTAGTTTGCCTTATTGTTTGTTGTATTATTACTATTATTGTTATTTATTATTTAATATTTTCAATAGTCACTAAAATACGTTTGTACTTACTACGCCGCCGCCAAATTTTGCCTGTATTAATACTTTTTTACCCTGCCCTATTATTTATACCTTTGCAAGCAAAAACCTTTTATAGCCAATTTATATGCCTATAAAGCCTATTGCCAATTTACCAATTTGCCAAAATACGCTATTTTTATTATATTTTTTATCGCTTTTACATCATTTTATAAAATATGTTTACATATTTTGCTTGTAATTTTTTAATATTGTATATTGTAATTTACAAGCAATTATGTTATAATAAAACCATAATAAACAAGGGGGTATTTAATATGCAAGTTAGTAAATATTTGTACAAACATTTTGCGCAATTAAATTGCCACAATTTAAATTGGCGTACTAATAAAAATGGCTATATTGTTTTTGTTGGGGTTTGTATTGTTTAAAAAATTAATAACCTGCAAAATTGCAGGTTATTTTTTTTTGCCTGTTTTTTAGCCAAAAAAAATACCCCTTTTGCAAGGGGCAAATTATTAATAAAAATTATATGTATCGGTATAAAGTAAATTTGCAGTGCCACATATACCCACGCTGCAATTAATATTGGCGCCGCCGGGCAATACATTTATAATGCAGTTACCATTACCAGTATATGTTGTTAGTATAAATTTGTTATTAGCCATAAACTCGAGCTCGCACTCGTTACCGTTTGCATTTAACTCCTCGGTAATATTATCGAGTAATTGGTAAATATTACTAATTTCGTTAGGGTTATTAATAGTATCGAGTATTGTTTGGTAAATTGGTACAAATTGGTTAACTAAATTGCTTAAATTGTTTACATAATTGGTTAGCATAGGTATTTACCCCCTTGTTTATTTGTTACCTTTATTATACCATAAAAAGCATAATTTTGCAAGCACTTTTACAAAAAAAAATAAGGTAGGTTTTTGCCTACCTTATTAATAATTATTTTTAATTGTTACCAATGCCTATTTGCCAAAAGCCCTCGCTAGCATAATTTACTATTTGCACTGGTGCATTATTAAAAGTAGTATTTAAATAGCCACCATATGGTATTTGCAACACATTACTAATAAACGCAGGTGCATAACTGCACTCGTATACCATTTGCAACTGGTTTACATTTACTACACCGTTGTTATTAATAACTATTACTATATCGGTAGTAATACCAATATCGATAAGTAACTGCGGGTACATTTGCCACTGTATGTAGTTAAAAGTGTACTGTGTACCATTACTTGTTTGGGTAACTATTGGGTTGTATTGCAAGGCCGCCGGGTTAGTGTTGTAGGTTGCAGTATTTACTGCATTTAATACATATTGCACATTGTTAACTTGGTTAACAGGCACTTGCAAATTTTGCAGGTTTTGCAAAACTGCCTTGTAGTAATTGGTTGCCCCTACTAAATTTTTGTAAGTACCACTATGTTTTGTTTTTGCCACTTTTGCCATAAATAAACACACCCTTTTTTATTTATTTGTAGGTAAATTTTTACCTTAACTATATTATACAGCACTTTTTGTAAAATTGCAATACTTTTTTATAAAAAATTTTAGCATCTTTTTTTATTGTAACCTATTTACAAATTTAAATCGAAGTGGTATAGTTTAAGTATGCCAATGTATAAAGCAAATTAGTAATAATTACTAATAATAAACTAGTAATATTAATACGCAATATTTATGCGCATTTTTAAATAATTAGTAAATGTTGCTAGTAAACAATATTTGCTATTAGTGCAGGTTACTAATAGGGTAAAGCTGCTGTTAAGTGCAAATATACGATGCTGCCCTAAACCGTTTGCTGCCCAAAATGCAATGCTACCTTCTTTGATAATGATTTCAAATTAAGAGTTATTCCTACATTCTTAATATTATTATTTTAGCTATTTTCGTAATTGCTAATGATTTTTAAAATTTAAAATTTTGCCGAATTTTACATTCTGCAGATAACTAATATATAGCCCTTGCAATTAGGGCTATTTTTTATACGAATAACCATTTTAACACCAACGAAAATGTACCTACATTAATAATAAATAGGCTGGTAAAGGGTTTATATATACCCCTTGCCAGCCTAAAAATTTCAACAATTTAAAAATTTGTATATTTTAAAAACGTACTTAATTTAAAAACGGACTTAATCATATTCAACTGCATAAGTAATTCGACGGTCGCCGAAAAGTGTATTGATTACTGCTAACTTTAATAGTTTATGTTTAGTAATATGATATTCAACTTCAAAACTGTAACCATAGCCAACGGCAGTGACTTCAATATGATTACCCCCAGTTTTATAAACAGTGTCAAGGCTATATACATCACCTAAAATTTGTTCACTCAGTTTGCCGACGAAAAGTTCGAAGTCAAGCCCTGTTTTAATTTTTTCGTGGCCTGCCAAAAATTCAGTTTCAAATTTTTCAAATAATTCGTGTAAGTTCATAATATGCACCCCTTTTTTGTTTTTAACAGGTATTGACTTTGCTTTACCTGTTAAATAAATTATAACATAGTTTTATAGCAAAGTCAATACTTTTTTAAACTTTTTAAATTTGTTGGGTATAAATATAGCACTTTTTAATACCATTATATTTATAATCAATAAATATTCCTTTTTCGGTTTTTTTCGTATATAGTTTTAATATTACAATACCATATTGTGCTATATAGTCACAAAAATACTCTTCAAGTAATTGGGCTATTTCATCATATGTAAGGTCGGCATAAGGAGCAAACAGTAAATAACTATTAATCATCGCTCCTAAAAAGTCCTCAACATTTAATACTATATCATTTCCAATAATCATAATTAAACCTCCTATAATGGCATTAATGGATTAGTGACTAATAAAGTATTGATGTTATATCGATTTCGACGTAACATATCGTATTCAACATTACCATGAATTGTTCTAGTAAATGGCTGTGTAATTAAATAAACACTTTTACCTGAAGGTGACATTTCTTTACTAATAACTTTGCTTAATAATCCATAATTCCAAACTAATACGTCACCAACTTTAATATCAATTGCTTTAGTACCTTCAAAATAGCCCTTAAAACCTTGTAAATGTACACCATTTTTCATATTAGTCATCCTTCCTAAATGTGTTATTAAACCTTTTTAACATTTTATACCAATTGAGCAGCATGAAAATAGGGAAACCTGCAATATAAATAATTGTTACTACAATAAAACCACATAATTTTGTAAAAGCGTATTCGTTATTAATTAAGTACCATGCGCCAAACACAATGACGCATGATACTAGCAACATAGTTAACATTATTTAGCCTCCACTTGTTTACGTTGCATAATAGTCGAACCTTCAACTACTCCTTGCAAAAATGCACATGTATCAACAGGAGCGTTACGCTTTTTAGTTTTAAAAGTGCCTGCCCCTTTTTCGGCCATAAATTTGTCGAACTCGGTATTTACTTCCTCGGCAACTGTAATTTTTAAAGCCGTGCAGTTTTTGTCAAGCTCCTTTTTTAAACCTACTAAAAAACCATCGACAAAACTGTTATACACACCTTTAACGCCGTTACCCTGTTTCCAAATTTTCGTTTGGTAACTGTCGGCCATACGGTGAATAGCCTGCCATAACCATTCGTAAATTTTGGTAACAGTTTTAGCGTTATTTTCGTAACCATAAAACACCGGAACCATTTTGCCCGCCCACATTAATTTTACGCCATAATTATTAGCTAAAATTGTTGCTAGTGCAAAACGGTAACTTTTACCCCTTGCATTCGTTGCAAACTCAGCCACGATATTTGCAGGTTTTTTGCTAATGTTTTGTAATTTAATGTTGTACTTCGCCATTAATTCCTGGGCTTTAGCGGCCGCTGCAATGGCCTCGGCTTGGTTGGTATTTTTGTTCGCCAACTCCAGTAATTTAATAATTTGTTGTTCGAGTTTGTTTAATTTTTGTTCAGTCATTTTTATGACCCCCTTGTTTATTTGTTATACTTATTATAAACGATTTTGCTTATAAAGTCAAGCACTTTTTAAAAATTTTTATCATTTTTAATTTGCAACATTAAATCGCTATAAACTTTAATTTGTTGCTCGGTTAGCCATTCTGGCTTAATTTTTAAACTATCATATATAATATACATATATTCGATGTGCATTTCAACAGTTTCGCCCCACAAGCGGCATTCATTGCCGTTGCCATAGCCTAAATAGTATTTGCAATCTGTTTGCAGTCGGTTTAGCAACATATATTTAAATTGTTCATCATGGCTTTCGATATCCAATGCAAACCGACCTAATTCAATATTTTGTTTTTTAGTTAACATATTTTTGCCCCCTTTATTATTTGTTTACCTTGTAACTTAATTATAAACGATTGTGATTTAAAAGTCAACACTTTTTATGAAAAAATTTTCAAAAAAAAAGTTATCCACAACTTTATTCACAGCCTGTGGATAACTTTCGTCTTCATAAATGGCCTGTATTAAGTTTTTTAGTGTGACCGCATATATTTATACCTGTAAAGCCTAAAAACCGTTAAAACTAAAATATGAAGAAATTTAGGGTAATTGGCAAAAATGCAAAAAAAAATAGCCTGCAAATACAGGCTATTTAAATAACTGTTCACGAGTTTTTTGCAGGTCGACTGCCTCGCCAGTACGCTTGTTAACCTTAATTATAGTGTGTGTTTGTGGCTCTTCGTAAAATTCGTGTGTTTCGTTTTGGGTAATTAGCCTTGGTTTTGGCTTAAAACCTTCAGGCGAATCGACTGGCCGAGTTGTTAAAAAGGTAACGGCCAATATAAATAATATTACTGTTAACTTTTTCATTTTTTATTCCTCCTCCGGGTAACAAATATTAAGGTATTCATATTCTTCAATATTACCATCTTCGTCAACTTCGACTTCCATTAATAAAAGGCAGTCAACCTCGGCGAATTTTAAGCCACAAGAATTAAATTTATGAATGTGAAGTAACTTGCTTTCTTTTTCTAAATACTCATAGACTTCCCTTTCGGACTCTGTTTCAAATATTACAACTGGATCATAGTCTATTAGTAAATCTACACTCTCTAAATGTTGTAGCTCTTTTTCGCTAACTTCCGCAGTCCATTTTAATAGTTGAAATTTTTTCATAGCATACACCCCTTTTTTGTTTGTGACTAAAGTATACCATAAAATTAAATACTAGTCAAGCATTTTCGACTGGTATTGTATAAAGTTTTTTTTGTTGCAGCATTACCAAAAACCGCAAAAGAATCTCTCTTCTTATTAAGTAAACGTGACTAATATTAATACTGTATTTATCAGCAAATTGTTTTAATTTTTGGTCACGATTAATAGTAAAAGGAGTTTCATAATATTCGACTATTAAATTATAATGTAAATCGCTGTGTTGTTGACAATAACTCTTTAATGCTTGTACACATTTAAAAATATTATTTGCTTTTTGATTTACATTATTAGGAACTTTATTATTTCTAATAAGAATATTTTCAATTTCCCTGTAAATCCTTTTTGCCACTATTTCCATTTTGTTCACCAATCCTCAATAAATTATAATTCTTATAGGAACGATTCCTAGTTATGATTTTATAACATTCAGCACCGTATCCTCTTTGTCTTGAAATGCTATCCTTCAATGGTTTACCACACCGCAAGCAGTGAGTGATATTTTTAATCATGATGCTGCCCCCAAAAATCAATTGCTGCCCTCGTGGATATAATGCTGCCCTTTTGCACTTACAAAATTTACAACACATTCTTTTCGATTGAACATCAGGAAAACAATTCGCAATCAAATTTCACAAATGCTTTATTTAGAATTTCGAATTTCTAATCCTAATTGTATTGTCATAAATAGAACGGCTAAATTATCCATGGCTGTTTCAGCGAATACAATGCCCATCTTTATTCCACTTTCAACACTCTGAATATAATCCATAACACCTCGAATCTCGGCAATTTGCCATTTAAAACTAAAAATTTCAGCATTTTTCACAGCCCAAAAATTCACACCGGACTCATTTTTTTTGAAACTATAACCGGACTCATATGCTACAACGGAGAATAATGCTTCAAAAGTATTGTATAAAAAGGCTAATACTTTTAGAGGTGGATCTGTCTTTTCGTCTAACATTTTAGAAATTTCAATAGCCTTGGCAAAATCACGTTCTAAAATTGCATTAATATATAATTGTAGCTCGGCTGTAGGTAGTGCAATTAATACCCCATCATTAACAGCTTTATTATATAGCTTACTAATTGTTGTATTATTTACTTGTGCCAGCATTTTTAATTTATCTAGTTCTAATAAACATAATGTATAGTTTGAAGAACATCTTTTAATTAAATCTTTTGCCTGTGCTGTATCTAAATCGGAATCTTTTTGAATATACTTAATTAAAATAGGCTCCGATAATTTTTCAAAATTAACTATAGTATCTTCATAATGTTTATAAAATTTACTTCGTTTATCTAATGTGTTATAAACGAGTATTACTTTACAGGCTCCGGAAGTACACAAAGCCTCTAACCGTTGCCATACAACAATATCCTGTTTTATAAAGTCCGTATCATCTCTAATAACATATAATACAGGCTTGTTTATTAGTTTATTAGCCCCTAATTTTTTAAAAACATCTGCCACTGTTGGCATTTCCTGTTTTAAATAACCTAAATCTGCAATATTATCTATATAAACATTTCGAATATAAATTTCTTCACCAATAAAAATATACACATTATCTAATTCATTCGATTTGATTTGTGTTTTTAATTCAGCTATATTCATTTCTTATCGTACCTCACTTGATATATTAATCCGCATTTATGACATACATATTGACGATATTTTACATTCCCAATAAATATTATTTGCAGGCGTGTCAATTTCCCACACCTGCAAATGCGAATATTTTTCTTAATAATATCCCAATATATCTGACGTATTTTATTCTTTTTCATAATAATTTTCATCTGCGAATATAGTGATTCCCTGAACACCTAATAAAACGATTTTATCTAAAGGAAATTTATGTTCTATATTACAAATTAACTTTCCTGTATTTTTATTACGTTTATCACCTAGTGCTTTTAAAATTCTTGTTTCTGGATCATAACTAAGAAATTTTGCATGACGATATAATATTCGTTGCTTATAAATAACTCCAACATAAAGCTCGTCGCCAACATTTAATAATGCAATTTTTTCTTCATTCAACATTTTCACCCCCTAAAATTTCCCATTGCTGAATTAACCATTTTTTAAAAGCCATGGCTTTATTAATACCGCTATACTGCAAAATGGATTTTAATTTCAAAGTAGATTGAGTTGAAAAATCTAATTGTTCTTTATCATAATCCCCATCAATAAAACATTCTAAAAGATAATTCGTATAAGTATTTAAAAATAATTCCAAATCATATTTATCTTCCTCTTCTTTAAAGTTTATCTGATTTGCTATTTTTAAACAATTTGTAATTGTAACTTCTGGAATATTTTCAACAACCTTACGAACATAATCACAAAAATCATGAACACCATAATTTAATAACATTTTTACCTGTTCCGGAGTTTCACAGACTTTTGCAATTTTCGTCAATTCTTCATTCTTTAGTTTTGGCTGAATTTGTAGAGCATATTCTTTAAGTTCTGAAGGTGGAAATGGTAATAAAGAAATTAACATACCACGACTTAATATAGTTGCCAATGTATTTGATGTGCTTTTCAATAACATTACAAAGTAAGCCTGTTGTGGAGGTTCTTCAATAACTTTTAGTAAAGCATTTTTAGCTGCATTACTCATATTATCGCAATCTTTAAAAACATACATAATAGGTTTTGTTTGTTTATATGCCATTGAAATAATATTACGAACATCATCAACTTTATTACCACAATGGATATAAACAGTTTGCAATCTAGCACTAATACACTTTGCAATATCTTCGGAGGCTATAGAACTAGCTCCCGAAATAATCATAAATCTTGCAAATGTTAAATTATCTAAAGTATTTTTTAATTCTTCTTGCATCATAATGTCAACAACCCTGCAATAATAAATTGCTTTGGATTCTGCTCCCATTTAATACGATTAAGTAATTCTTGCAATGCACCAGTTAAAACAATTATAAATTGCTTTTTGCCAGTTTCTAATTTACACTCTTTACTGTAAGAACTAGGAATTTGAACATAATCAAAATTATGACAAATATTATATTTAACTAAATCAAGCACAAAGAAAAAGAATTGGCGTGTAAATTGTTTTAAATCTTTGCCATCCATATATATATTTTCAATGGTTTCTATAATGTTAAACTCGTCTTTTTCATATATATATTCCAATAATTCAAACATTACACCATAATCTGTTGCCCCTAATGCATTAACTACATTTTCAACGGTAATATCCCCGCTATAAGATAAACATTTATCTAATAATGTAATGGCATCTCTCATTCCGCCATCTGCAATTTTAGCGATGTACTCTAATGCCTCTTTATCCCATTCATAACAAATCCCTGCATTAACTTCAAGATCATAATTTTCCTTTTGAAGAATTAAATCTAATCTTTCCACAATTTGATTTGTTGGGATACGATGAAAATCAAATCGTTGAACTCGACTTAATATTGTAGCCGGGATTTTTTGTGGGTCTGTAGTACACATTAGAAAGATTGTTTTTAGTGGAGGTTCTTCTAAAAGTTTTAACATGGCATTCCATGCGCCTGTACTTAACATATGAACTTCGTCTAAAATATAAATTTTAAATTCACCGTCTAAAGATTTGTGTTTAGAGTCATCAATAATGTTACGAACATTTTCAACGCCATTATTGGAAGCGGCATCAATTTCAATGGCTTTACCTTTACCACCATTTAATTCATTGGCAAAAATGCGAGCACAGGTCGTTTTACCTGTGCCAGCACCGCCAGTAAATAAGTAACAATTTTTATGATTTTTTGTAACAATTTGCTGTTCAAGAATAGCTTTAATATTCTCTTGAGCTACTACGTCATTAAAAGTTGTTGGTCTATATTTAACAGCGAGTGAAATCATTTTAATTCATAAACTCCTTATTCATCTTCTTCAAAATTTCAAATAAAGAATCTTCTTTATTATCTTTTAAATCCTTGGTCATCTTTTCATCATTAAGTAATATTGACATTAAACCCATACATAAAGCCAAAGGTGAAATTTTATAACGTCTTGCAACATCAATAACAATTCCCATAATAGCATATAAAATGCCAAGTTCACATCCATTAGCCTCCACATCAGATGAAAAACCAGTTTCATGCGCTGTAAAAACAGCTGATATATTACAATCAATGATCTTTTCTTTTTCAACAAAATCACCAAAATCTGGAACACTACTTAAAAATTCAATAATTTCTTTTTTGTTACTTTCGCTATCTCCAAAAACTCCCTCATTCACCTGATTCATAAATGTTAAAACTCGCATTACAGTATCAATATTCATCTTGTAAACCCTCCATTAATTGTTTAAATAGTTTTTCATTAATAATAAAGTAATCTTCATTATCTCCGAAATTAAATGTTATTGCCCAATAAGGACGACGCATCGCGAATGCCTCTTCCTTTAACTTTTCAATCCAATCTTTTTGAATTGAAATAGATTTAGATTCTTTAACTTTAGTTTTACATTCAATTAATATCTTATCAGTAATTACATCTCCTTTCTGAAACATAGTAGCCCCACTGTTTAACTGCTTTCTTCCGTGAAGCTTTTTAGCAATTCTTTTTTCTTGTAAATTGCTATATTTTCTTGTGTCCATTAGAATTAAACTCCTTTATCAAGTCCTGTGCTAAAGTTACAATTTCATAATTATTAATAGGCAATTGAAATCCAGAATATGTTTTTCCTAGTGCATATACCCAATCACTAAAAAATTCATCGTAACAATTTATCTTTATTACACCATATTTCTGATGAAGTTTTGCCAACTCCCTCGCCCATTTATCATAAGTTGCATCAGAAATTAAATTATCATTTAATCTGTAATAAATGCAACTATGAACTATTAATTGTAACCTTCGACGCTTAATCAGTATTTTAATATCTTCTGGAATAGTAGGTTCTTTTTTAGCTAACTTTTTAATATCAAATAGTGGCATTTACCGCCCCCCCCCTGTATGATACTATTATACTATCATACAGGGTCATTGTCAATGATTATTTTCAACGAACATTAGAGGAAATAGCTTTTGCAATGTCATCATCCAAATCTTGAAGGAAATCTAAGTTTTCTTCTGCTTCTAAAAATTCAACAACAGATTGCCTACCTTGTAATTTAATTTCTTCACCATCTACATCAGTTAAAATTTCGCCATCTTTTGATACAAATCTAAACCATGCTCCGGATTGGTCAATGTAACCTAATTTAATTGCAAGGTCTACTAAATCTGATACCCAATCAATTCCAAAAGTATAGTTAAGTGTATAACTACCAACACGACGATCAGGTCTACATGCTTTTGTTTTTGGCATATTTATCAACACATAATTACCTGCGGGGGATTCTGTATTTCTTGTTAAATCTTTACCATTTTCATCAAAGAAATTACCCTTACTAAAAAATAATCGAATTATTGCATTATGTTTCCATGCGCGTCCACCAGTAGTATCCTTGCCACCCATAGGACTATTAATCTTATCCCTTAATTGATTAATACCAATAAAAGTAGTATTAAATCTTGAACAAATTTGAACTAACTGTTTAGTAAATCTTGTTAATGGAATTGAAATGCCACCATAACTTCTTTTTTCATTGGATTCTTCATAAACATCCTGTGAAATCAATACTGCAAGACTATCTAACACAGCGAGTCCAAATTCCCCTGTTTCTAAAAGGTTTTGTACAATGTCGAAAACTTGTTCTGCCGTTTGGTTAGTTGGTTTTACTACCCACAACTCGTCTACATTTACTCCTAATAATTCAGCCCAATCTTCGTCCAATGTATTCTCACAATCCACAAATAAGCATTTTAAAGGTCCTCTTGCTTTTAAATGTTTATAGGCTTCTTCTTGTGATTTATTTCTCTTTGGAATTTCTTCAAAAGCTTTTAATTCATCTTCATATTCTTGTGCAAACAATACCTGCGCATTACCAACAGCGTCAAGGGCTGTAGTTGTTTTTCCGGAATTTTCTTCCCCTGCAAATTCAATCAGTTTACCTCGAGGTAAACCTCCATAAAGCATATAGTTTAATCTGCAACTTGTAAATTTTAATTTATTCTTACTTTGCTCATATTTTACCCGACCCTGAAATATAACTTCAGATTTAAATTTCTTGTTCACTTCCTGCACTACTGTTAATATAGACATCAGGATCACCCTTTCTGCTTGCTAAATAATCACATAAATGAACAAATTGTTGTATGTCTGATTTTGGTTTCGGTAAAGTTACATTACTGTTAAAAGCCCTATTCCACTGCCCCATATGAGAAGCAATTAAACGACTAATAACTGCACCACATTCAATATATCTTCTAGAACCATTAGTTTCAGCTAATTCTTCACAAACATTTGTCACAAGTTCCGCTGCATAAATAGGATGTTCGAAAACAGTATATTTTGATTTTCCAAAACCTTTTTTAACGCTATCATGCAAAATCAAAGCGGCTAGAATATAATCTGCTTTTGGCAATAAAATGGAATATTGCTCTAACTGCAATAAATCTTTAGCCCAGCAACAAGCTGCTAATGTGTGACGAACTAATCCACCTTCACCAAGAGCAAAAGGCGGGTGATATTTACCTGTGGTTGAGGCTGGCATTGTATAAAATTCTTTAGGGCATTTTTGCAAACATTCTTCAACAATTTCTTGAATTTTAGGATCTCCAATTTCATTAATATAACGGTTAAAAATTGTGCTATCGTACATTATAAATTCTCCTTATATCCCATATTATTAAGGTTATTAAAATCATTTTCACTAATACGTCTTGTGGCGACCTTTTTCAAGCTTTGTAGCATTTCTGTCGCTAAATCTAATTTATTCTGAATTTGCTTTCTTGCACGACTATAAATACTTATAACCAACACATCATAAACAATATCAGATTCAGCTAATTGTTTACGTTCTATGGCAGTACCTTCATAACTTGAATAACTGTCATTATAACGTTGTAATTTTTCTTGTTTAGCAATATCTTCACGCATGCCCACAAGTTCTTGCTTTTCATAAGCGTAATACATTAAGGCAGGTAAATTTAAAATAAAATAATCAAGTTGTTCATTTGTTAATGTTACATTAGGATTTGAAATCGTTTCTCGAATTGTATTCATTAAATTATCTAAAGAACCACAACACTCTTTTACAATTGAATTAATATGACGTGTTAAAGCTCTTTGATTAGTATTAATAGAATTTAATCTGTCTGTAACTAAAGATTGTTCAATTTCCATATTTCATCCTGTCCTCTATTATTTTTTGTAAATTATGCTTAATATCATATTCAAAAAATGTTCTTTTCTTTTTACCTTTAAAAACAATACAGCCACCAGGAAGATCATTTATTTTGATAGATTTTTGTTCATCTACCTCTTTTAACATATATAAAACTCTTGCAGGTACAAATATCGTTAAATCCTCGTCGACAAACCATAACAGGATACCAGCAATAACTGAATTATAAGAACTCTTATTTTGCAGGCCATTATATTGATTATCAGTTAAATTTTTAAAATTAAAACTTTTACCATGAATAGTTTTACATTCAATATAAATCAAATAGCCATTAAAAAATACAACAAAATCACAAATATTACGAATACCTTTATACCCGGCTGTATCATCTTTAAAACGGTCAAAACATACACCGCAATCATCAAGCTGGGAAGCGATTAAAGCTTCAAACTTTTTTCCTAATGAAACAGGCATTTTCCTAATCCTTTCTACATTGTGAACGATATATACAGTATTGACAAATTTTAGCTTTAATACCAACAGGTTTTGGCGGTACTATATTCGCATCCACATAATCATCACAATCCTGTATTAATTGTATTAAATCTTTTTTCATTTTTTCTGTTATTTCAAGCAAATAACATTTCTTTTCGCAAGTATCCCTATTTTCATAAACGAATATAATTTTATCAAGTCCTAAAGATAAGGAATATGCAATGGCCTGTCTTTTATGGTCTTCATCTACATCATTACGAGTAACAAACTTGCGGGAAACTTCTGTCTTAAACTCTATAATGTATAACTCACCTCTGTATTTAATAATACCATCGCATAAAAAACTAATATTCCAAGTTTCATTAAAAAGCTGTGTTTCAATACCTCGTTTACCTTTTACAATAATTCCGGGTAATTCTTTTTGTTCAACATATTTAGCCACATCTAAATATTCACAAGCAAAGCCATTCTTTTTCATTTCAATAACAGCATTTTGTAAATGTTCATGCCTATCAGTTCCAGACTCCCCTATACCGATAAGGGGAGCCTCTTTAATAGAACTGTCAGGTTCTTGCTCAACAATTTGATAAAACATATTACGAATACAATTCAAACTGCTGGGCTTATAATGAGCACTAGGTTTATGTTTATTACTATTCGCTGTTCTTTCAATGGACTGCAAATAATCTTGTAAAAAAGATTCTGCTACTGGACTTTGCTTCTTTGCCTCATTTACTAAAGTAAGTAAATTTTTTAAAGAAGATTTAGCCATCGATATCCTCGTCTAAAGAAGATAAAATTTGAACGACTTTACCTTCTACCATTTTAATAGCTGTTGGTGTGCCATATGATAAAGTGATAATATCTGTGGATAAAGTATTTACAAGTTCTTTAAATTGAACAATGTCCAATAAGCACTCAAATTCTTTAAAATCATCACTTTCATCATATGGAATAATTTCTTCTGCTTTTGTTCTTGAAGAAATCATTTTAAGGCCTGTTTTAGTAAACAACAATTTAATAGTATTTTTATCATATTCAGATACGAAAATACTTAAACGGTCTAATGCCGCTTGCACTAAAGATTTTTTAATTGTACAAGTAGAAGGAAATTCTGTTTCTAAAAAACCATCAAGAGCTTCTACAGGATACGATTCAATATCTTCTAATTGTGTGCCTGCAATTTCAATCGTTTTGGATTTAATGATAACATCATTATCTACGAAATATACCTGTACATCTTCCTCTGTAATTAGAGTTGACAATTTCAATAATTCGATTGGCAATAATGCAGGTCTTTTAAAAACATTTACTGAATATACGCAAAGCCTCAAGCTATCCGTGGTCATTACCCTGTCATTGAAATAATATCCAGTTATTACAGGATTTTCAATGGTTTTAGCTAAGCTTGCTGTGCAAATATCATAAACCGCCTGAAGAATTGGCTGTTTAACACGTACGGGTTTAACATCCTCAGGTATTTCTATGGAAACGTCCGGAAATTGCAATATATCCCCATTTTCGTCCAGTACAAGCTCAATATGATAATATCCATTACCTTTAAAAGTTAAAACACCTTCCTCAATGGTAAGAATAATATGCTCACTTGTTGTTTTACTTACAAGCTTAGCAAAACTTGCAACAGGCAATACACAAGAAATATTTGGAGCTTTTACTTTATCTTTGTAAATACTTAAAAAATTAGCCCCATCTGTAGTTCTTAAACACAATACATTATCTTTTACTTCAAAACCAATATAATTCGTTAAAGGAATAAGTTTATCACAACTTGCACCTTTAACAACTCTGGATACCATATCTTTTAACTCTGATGTAATAATATCAATTTTCATTATTTACTACTCCTTACTAAATTAATAAAAGATTGTTGTTCATCAAGATTTTCAAAAACGCCACTAGTATGCAAAGTTCTTGTAACCGCTCCTGGCTTTTTAATACCTCTTGCAGTCATACAAGAATGTTCTCCTTCAATCATTACAATTACATTGTCAGTCGATAAAATAGCAGACATAATACGATGAATACTAAATCCCATTCTTTCCTGAATTTGAAATCTTTTTGCAACCATATCAGCAATACGTGCCATCTTCGAAAGTCCAATTACTTTCGTTCTTGGATAATATCCAATACTTACATTCATATTATACATCAATGCAAGATGATGTTCACAGTGACTAAAAACAGGAATATTTGTACAGGTTACAATACCGTGACCAGTTGTTTCAAAACACTTGCCAAACTTACTAACAAGATCGGAATCAGAATAGAACTCACCCTCAAGTTGCTCTAACATCATTTTTGCAAATCTTTTAGGAGTTTCCTTTAATGAAGGATCTTGAAGATCTTTTCCAAAAGCCTGTAAAATAAGCTCTCCTGCGGATATAAGCATTTGTTCTTTAGTATTTTCCATTTTATACTCCTCTTTCATCCGGATTCCATATAATTTTATGAAGTTGAACTTGTACCATTGTATTTTCAAACATATTATCTTTAACAAATTGAACAAGTTCTTTCGGTTCAATCTGCCCATACACTGGGCTAAGAACATAGGTACAAATCAAATCCATATTATAAATTCGTTTAAATTCTTCTAAATCTTCTTTAGTAGCAACAACGAATTTCAATACATCATTATAAGTGAGCTTTTTAAGATTACTTTCAAGCATTGAACCTAGCATACCACTACTCGGACATTTCCAATCCATTGTAACAAATACTCCGGGCAAACTACAACATGGTTCAATCGGCACAGAACCATTTGTTTCAATATTTACATGATACCCACCCCAAGATAAAGCTTCAATAAGATCGTTCATACCCGCTCTAAATAATGGTTCTCCACCTGTTAAAGTTACACGGCAACAACCAATTTTAGCAATGCTTTCAAGAATTTCCTGTAAAGACATATTTGGTTCTTGAACATCTTGTGCGTAAAGGGTATCACAATAACTACAACATAAGTTACAGCCATTAAAGCGTACAAAAGTTGAAAGAAATCCAGTTCTAATTCCTTCACCTTCCACACTTAAAAACATTTCATTTACACTATATATCTTCTTGTTCATAAATTGCTAAATTCCCTTCGCTTTCTTGTACTTCTACTCTGTAACACGTTGGAATAATATCACAAATATATTTTGCAATATTTTCAGCTGTTGGATTAAAAGGAACAACTTGATTAATACTTTGATGATCGAATACATCCATTACACATTTTTTAATATGTGTAAAATCCTCAACCATGCCATAATCAGAAAGTTCTCTAGCTTTGCAATAAATTTTAACTTTCCAATTATGACCGTGAAGATTAGCGCATTTACTCTCATAAGGCAGATTTAAATAATGAGATGCAGATATTTCTAATTCTTTGATAACTGTGTACATTTTCTTCCTCCTGGTTTAATACGATTATGATATCTTTTTACTTTTACTTCGTGAATAAGATTTAATAATACTTCAGCAGAAACTAATAAATTACCATTAGTATATTCATTTGCATATAAAGCAGTCTTTGCTCTTGTTTCTAGTTCTTTGATGGTTTTACCGTCTACCATTTTTGCCATAATTAACCTCGCAAAGCTGGATCTTTTACACCATTAACTTCAAAAGCATGAGCTCTATCTCTACATGTACCACATACTCCACAAGGTTTTTCTCCACCCTCATAACAAGACCATGTAAATTTATAAGGGACTTTCAATGACAATCCAGCTTTAACAACTTCGCCTTTATTAAACATAATCAAAGGAGCTCTTAATGTAAGTTGGCCGCCAGTACCTTCTAAAATTGCTTTACGCATGGCACCCACAAATTCAGGAGTACAGTCCGGATATGCCCTACCAGCCGCATCATCTGCATGAGCGCCATACCACACTTCACAGCCCCCGAGGGAATAAGCCAAAGACGCCGCTGAAGATAACATTAAGCCGTTACGAAATGGTACATAGGTACTAACAGTCCCTTCACCACCTAATTCCTTTAATTGTTCGGCATAGGTAGTATGTTTAATTTCATTTTTACTATTTTTTAATAAACAGCAATCACTCAATTCCATAATACTACTAATATCCCGAACAATATGTTGAACACCATAATGTTCCGCTAACTTTTTAGCACAAGCTAATTCTTTCTCATGCTTTTGGCCGTAGTAAATAGATAACGCTGTTACCTCTTTATTGCCATAACAATCAACTGCCATACCTAAACAAGTAGCGCTATCAACACCACCGCTCAACAATACAACTGCTTTCAAAATAATCGCCTCCTAATAATTTTTCCACCATGATAAGTATATTCTTTTGCCCAATCCATCAAAAATGTTACATTCCACAAATCGCGTTGAACATAATCTTCCATTAACTGCTCAAAATCGAAATTCTTGCTTTTAATGTAAGATTTTAAATCTTCCAAAGCTACAGCACTACCATTTAAAGGATGAGCCATTTTATCCTTTTGCTGAGCACTAATAATAATAGTACCCCATGGAGTATAAATTGCTCCATTATGCCCGCTTTGAATCCACGAAGAACTATCCGCAGAAGTAACTGGATATTGGACTAAAGTTTTTCTTACAGTCATTCCAAAAGCATGGACTTTAACATTGGGATTACTCGAACTTTTTATAATATCAAAACATAACGATAAAAAGTTCTTTTGTACATCTTTAGGCTTGCCCACCATACCGCCAAGAGCGATATATTTTAATGGTTGGCTATTTTCATCTCGCCATTCTAAGGCTCTACGCAAACACCATATCGGTTCACCCACATGGAACGTATATAGTAAGCCATCCTTATTTAAAACAGCATCCCTCATATACAAATAATTTTTCCATGTTTTTACAGCTGCATCTAATACTTGTGCTTGTGTAGGCTTTTGCCTGATGTTTCCTGGAATACAGTCTAATTGACCAAATAAATCAATATACTGCACTCTGTCGTTTAAAAAGTAAACATAATCATCAACATTAATATATGTACCTTTAGTCCATGCAGTAAAAGCACCACTGTCAATAAATAGTTTACCTTTTCGACCGTATTGATTAATCCAGCCAATCCATCTATCAATATTTTTCCTTTCGTTCAAATAACTGAATAGATGATTGGCTCCCATATCGAACAAGCACTTATCTACATGATCCGTAACTTGTCCCGCAAAATATAAATCTAACATTACAAACCCCCTTTCTGTTTATATTACTATTATACCTTACTATTATAATAATGTCAATAAAAATAACCATTACGATTCAGTCGTAATGGTTATTAATAGTCTTATTCGTTTTCATACCAACACTTTGTGATTTCAACATCACATTTTAAAGGCACAGAGAGTGAGGCTGCATTTATCATACATTCAGAAAGTAATTCAGCACATCTTATTTTATTCTCCTCTGGACATTCCCCAATAATTTCATCATGTACCTGAATAAGTAGTCGGAAGCCAAGCTGTTTTAACTCTTCACAACGACTAATAGATAACATGGCGAATTTTGTTAGGTCAGCCGCACTTCCTTGTACCCTAGCATTTACACACATACGAGTTGCATCAGCAATTTTCATCCGATTATCAACTACCTTTATACCCTCATTATTCGCCTCTTCAATTACGGCTTGATGTTGCTTAAAGCTCTTACATCCAGCTAATTTATTCCAATAATATGTTACGATTTCTTCAGGTACTTCAGTATTTTGATCTTCATCATCGGCAAGTGGGTCATAGTCTTTCGACACACCATCTTTCCAATAAAATTCGTAGGTGTCTAATTGCATATCAGGAAGTCTTCTTTTTCTTCCCCATGCAGTAGTTACATAACCTAGATCTCTTGCCATTTGCCGACTCTCTTCTCTAAATGTTTTTAATTTAGGAAAAGCGTTTAAAACTGCATCGTATATTTCCTGAGCTAATTTTTTAGAAATATGTAAATCATCTGCAATAGCCGGGATTCCTTTATCATAGTTAATACCTAAAAGAATAGCCTTTGCTCGACTACGTCTTTCCTTTCCTTCAGGATTGTGTGTGCCATCGGGTCTAAATTCCAAACAGTCATCATACGGAACATTGAAAGCTAATGAAGCGATTTCGGCGTACAAATCTTTTCCATCGATATAAGCCTGAATACCTTTTTCGTCCTGCGCTAAATGCACGGTCAATCGAGGTTCCTGAGCTGAGTAATCGCAGGATAACATTACATAGCCGTCACTAGCCTTGAACATTTTTCGTATGTCTTTTGCATGGCTTGGAATATTTTGCAAATTAGGGTCATCACTCGAGAAACGACCTGTAATTGTTCCAAGTTGATTAAATCTCGCATGAATCCTCCCTGTTTTTGCATTTATAATTTTTGGGAATTTATCTACATATGTAGATACTAACTTTGAAGCCTTACGAAATTTCAATAAGGCCGTTACCAATGGATTATCAAACTGCTCAAGAATTTCTTCTCCTGTGCCACGAGGTTTCTTCTTGCTTACTGGAGGCAGTTTCATAATATCATACAACAGGATAGATAGTTGCTCTGGACTGGCTGGATTAATCTTCTCAGGCAGTTTACAAGAAGAACCTTGTTTGATTCTATATTCTTCGATTTCAGATTCATAGAGTGAAAGAGTTTCTTCGAACTCTACCGCAGCTTCACTCATAAGCTTGTTATACTTTTCAGATAACTTTTGCTGAACCTCTAAATCAAGAAATACTCCTGTATCTTCCATTTCAGAAACGATTGGAACCAATGGCATTTCTAATTCATGGAATATTTTAGCAACATCTTGCAACTCATACTCTCTGCATACTTCAGTATCGGTTAAAAACGGACGTTGAAATTCGGCTAATTCATATGTAATCATAGGGTCATTAGCCGCATATAAATACGCAACATCAACAGGAATCATTGTAAACGGAATACCCGCAAACAATTCTGAAAATGTATGCGATTTATCCTTGCCTTTATTAACGTACTTATCCCATAAACCCTTTAAACTATTATTTTTATTATTTTCATCGAGCAGTCGTTGTGCAATATAGCCATCCCACCAACAAAACATTTTAATGCCTAAAGTATGTTTTAATACCCTACAGTCAAAATCGCTATTAAACATATCAATTTTCACTTTTGCATCTATTAAACGCTGTAATTCACGTTTAACAATTTCAGCTGAAATTTGCCCTTTAATCGGCATACCTGTCATATAACTAACATGATTTACAGGTACATAAGCAGCTTTATATCCTGGAGTATATAAACAAACACCTGCTAAAGTTGTAGTGATGGGATCTAAACTTGTTGTTTCTGTATCGATTGCCCCAATACCATTTTCAATAAATTTATCAATTAAATCTATTAAAATAGCTTCGTCCATAACATTTAAGTACATATCTTTTTTATCAGTAAAATACCTATTTGTCATGGCTTTAATTGAAGTAATTCGACTAGATAAATTACCTGCCTTCAACTTTACGTTTCCGGCAGATAATATAGGTAATTTTGATTTAGCTTTATTGACAACTTGTGCATCCGTTATTTTTGATGAACGAGGTTTAAAATCAAATAGAGCCATTAGAAGCTTTCTCTACGATTACGTCGAGCTTTAGGTTCTGCAGGTGTACGTCTTTTAACCCCTTCATCTGTGGCAGGATTTCTTCTTTGGGATTGTTCTTCCAATCCTGGCATTTTACCAGTATCTAAAAATTCATCCAATTCTTCGGCTGTTTTATTTAATAAGAATGTTTCCGGAACTTCTGGAACTTCTGGAAAATCTTCCAATGTTTTATCGTCACCTTTTATTGGAAACAAAAGATATTCAGTAGTTTGTTCTCCTTTTGCTCCATTACGTTCAATTTCAATTGATTGTGAGCATAAAGGATTATAACGCGCACATAAACTTGTGAGCTTATCGATAAACTTTTTACCACGTTCCCATAATTTAACAGAACCATCATCTTCTATATATAATGGAACAAAAACCCGTAATTGAATTTTATTTCCAGAAGCACATAACGGACAAACTTCCACAGAATCATTAATCTGTCTTAGGCATTCAACCCATTTATCTCGGCCATTAATTTTGACACGATGAAGTGAATGAGCTTCAATATCGTCAACATTATTATACAAAATTCTTACTGTAGCAACATCGCGATCTTCTTTAAGTTGAAAAAAATTAGTTGTATTTGTAGTATATTGGTCTACTTCATCATATCGAACTCGTGCCATGTTTTATTCCTCCTCGTCCTCTAATGCCTCTGCCTCAACTTCTGGAGTTTCTACTTTTTTAGATGCTTTTTTTGCAGCCTTTTTAGGTTTTACACCTAATTTTTCAGCAATTGCTTCTTTTTTCTTTTGTTCTTCTTTTTCCAATTTTTTCTGGCGTGCGGCCTCTAATGCCTCTGCCTTTTGAGCCTTACGAGTATTTACACCTTTTTGATATTCAACAGAAGCAGCTACACATTTACGGATAAGATTTGCAGTTTTCTCATTATCCTCTGTTAAAGAAATACGAGCATCAAACATATGCTTCATAGTCTTATATTCAATATTCAGGCCATCAAGAGCTTTAGTACGAAGCCACAATACAATTCCTTTAGTGCTAAAAGTAAAGGCCATGCACATATGCCCATCAAGTTTAATGGTGTGGAAACCTTTAACACGAGTTACAAAAATTGTGCAACCAGCGGCTTTAACAATAGTTTCAACAACATCTTTCAAAGGAGAAATTTGACGTGGAGCTTTAGGCTCTTTTACTTTTTTCTCTTTTTTAGGTTTTGGTTCTTTTTTAGCTTCAGCTTTCTTAGTACCACGTTTTACAGGTTTTACTGGTTCAGGTTCTTCCTCAGATTCTTCATCCTCTTCTTCGCAGTCCTCAACAGCGTCTTCATCCGCATCTTCGACTTCTTCTTCCTCAGAATCCTCAGAAGCTTCCTTGTCAACTTCCTCTTCAGTTTCTTCTTCTTCAAGATCTTCGACTTCCTCAACTACTTCTTCCTCAACTTCCTTGTAAAAGCGTTCATAAGATTTGCGATTAACAATTCTTTCTTTACCGGAGTTCAAATCTTTTAAAGTGATGTCATCTCCATCTTTGCTAACCAATTCAAATTCTGCGTTGTTCCTTGTGCAAATTACTTTCATAATATTACCACACTTTCTAAATAAATTTTGTAAGGTTTTCACCTTCAATTACATTATACCCTTCGTAAATTCAAAAGTCAATACTTTTTGGATAAAAAAATTTCAGGGCAATTTTTAAATTCCTGCTCAGATAAATCATTAATATCTTTACCTCTTGGAACTACTAAAGATTTAACCAATTTATTATCAATAATTTTAATTAATCTTTTAGCCCCTTTATCACCAGCTTCATCCCCATCGAAAGCGGCTACTATTTTTCTAAAAGGAAGTTTTTTAATTAAATTAAATTGTTCTGGCGTGCCTGTACCTAATAATGCTATAGCGGCTACACCATATTTAACAGCCGTTATAGCATTTATTATACTCTCACACACATATAATGTATCTTGGCTATAATCCAATTCATACACACCATATAATGGTTTAAACACGTTTTCCGGATAATGGTAAAGCTTGAAATGTATTGCCCTTCGTGCAATAAACAGAGTTCTGCCCTGCATATCCCTCACAGGGAATGTTATGCAGGGAAAGGTATTTTCATTTTTCTTTAACTTAAATTTAGGATCATAACCAATATCGTATTTTTCAATAAGTTCTTCAGTAAGACCTCGTTTAAACATATAATCATGATAATAACGATATCTATCTAATTGTTTTTCCGGAACATATTGTTGTTCTGAATGATTACTGTTTCTACTCAATTTTAAATCTAAAGGTTTTCTATCTTCTATATCTATAGATAAAAAATTCTTTATTAGCCACTTTGTACCATATGCACCCGAATCATCATATCCATAAATATAACTAATCATTTCAGGCAGTGTTGCAGTATATCCACACGTAAAACAATGTACAGTCCCGGCTGGAATTTTTTTACCATTTATTATTTTATCAACTCTTGATATACCACAAGAAGGCCTTTTTTCTTGCCCATTATTATGCACCGGACAACAAATTTGTATATTTGAATCTGTTACTATAAACCGACCAAACAAACTAATACCTAATTGTTCTTCTATCTGTGATTGTAAAAATTGCAAAATAGAAATATCGTCTTCTAATAAAGCTTTGCCTCGAATTGTAAACATTAAAAGACCTCTTTTCTATCTTTATATTTTTTACGTTGTGTTTCTTCGACTTTTTGCCGTTCTTGTGGGGCTACTGAATCCGTTGCACTTGGCACATAAACAAAACGCCCTTTATCGATATCCCAAAAATAAATCAGGTTTACTCCTACAGCACCAGTTCTATTTTTAGTCAACGATAATTTTAAGCCAGCTCCTGTTTGCCTAATAAACAATACCTTTGAACTATTTTGACCGATACTATCACTATCGGCTAAATTAGTTAAGTCTGGATCGTCTTGAACATTATCTTTACGAATATCGCCATCACGATTTAATTGGGATAATCCGATTATTGGAATATCATATCTTTCTGATAAACGCATTAAACCTTCAGTTATACTAAATAATTGTTCTGTTTTACTTTTTCCTCGACGATATGTTTCATCGTCCATTAAACTGTATTGGTCAATACCAATAATATCAGCCTTACAAGCCGTTATCATTGATTGTATAGAGGATACGGTTGCCCTACCACCAAAACTTTTCGGTGTAAAAACATAAAAAGGCAACATATTTTTCTGTGTTTTATCAATAAAATCTTCATAACCTGAAACATTTTCACCAATAACAAGAGCTTTATTCGAAAAATTGGCTAATAAAGTATCAAAACGATACCCAATTTGCATATCATTCATTTCGCCGCTGTACATAGCAACACGCTTGCCCTGTTTCCATGCCTCTACTAACATTTTCAATAATATCCACGTTTTACCCTGATTAGGTCTTCCTGCTACAGTCAATAATTCGTTTCCTGGCTCTAATCCATATATTACTTCGTCGAGTTCAGGAAATCCGGTTTTGATATAATTTGTTCCAAATTCCTTTTTTTGTTGGTGTAATTCTAATCTTTCTTTTGCTTTTTTAACTATATTAGAGCCACCAACAATATTTTGACTATTTAATGCAACTACCTGCGCAGATAAATAATTCAAAGCTTCCCTTGAATCGTCCCGCATTTTATCTGCTGTTTCCTGCACTACAGAAACCATCTGTGAATATAAATATTCTTCTCTTAGAGTGCTAATTAAAAAGTCGTCTGTTTCTTTAACTTCTGTAATCGGGAAATCTGGAAAATTTTGAAGCATTGTTTCTTTATCCGGAACTTTGCCATAAAGACTAACATGTCTACGAATAAAATTAAACTCTTCTTCGTATTCTAAAAAATAATCTTCCGTTAGGTTGTTTTGTGTAACAATATCAAAACTTCCTGTATTTAAACATTTGCTTAAAATTTGAAGTTTAACCACGACGTCTATCCTTTCCACGCAAAGCAACAATATCTCCACTCAAAATTCGACTGGATAAGCGTTTACCAACCTGTTTTTCTAAATCTTTATCAGAAACATTACTTGTAAAAATATTAGCAAGTCCCATATTCATTCTTGAATTAATAAAATCATATAAAGTATTTTGTTCAAAAGCGCTTAATCCTGAAACTGCAACATCATCCCAAACTACTAAATCAACAACAGGAATTAAATCTAATAAATCTTGTACATTATTTGCTGAATTAAAGGATTGTTTTATGGAAAACAGTAAATTTTGTGTAGAAAGGAACAGTCCCCGAGGTTTAAATCCGTTACCTAGCCAGATTTCACTAAAGTATCGCAGGAGAAATTTTGTTGCCCATGTAGTTTTCCCATTTCCAGTAAAGCAGCTGTGAATAAACAAGTTTTCACCCGCCGCCACAAAATTAATAATATCCTGTTTTAAATCATTAAGATATTCAAAACTATTATAATCACAACTATCAGGTTTTAAATTTACAGATTTCTGATATACTTTTGGAATACGGCTAGTATAAATTAAAAAATCAAATTCCATAAATCTTAAACAACTAGCACAACAGTCAGTTGTTTTGTACTTGCCACAAACATCTTTAAACCAGCATTTTTCACGATCAAATTTATACTCATACATAATCAATACACCTTGTCAATAATAGTGTGATCTAATCCATCATCTTCCGGAGTTTGTTGGATATTATCAATAGGCTTATCTTTACGTTGCAATTCCCACACAGGCACTAAAACTTTATATCCTGCCGCAAGGGCTGTTTGAACTCTTGAATATACTTCTGTAAAAGATCTGCCCTTAAGGCTATTTAAAATTGCCTGCCATTGTTCTGGCTCTAATTTAAATTTTAATCGATATTTTAGATATGAACTCAAACAAGCTTTTAATACAGTCCTGTCATTCTTTATTGAAAAATTTTCTAAAAGAAAAGCGTCCAACTGCTTATCAAACCGCGAAAAATTATTTTCTTTGCTTGTTTTAGCACGTACCCCCCTTATACCCCCTAGTTTATTATCTATATTGCTATTTGGTATATTATTCTTATTGTCTAATTGTCTAGTATTATTATATTTATTATTTTCTTGTGTTCTACTTTCTGGAACACGTTGTTCTACTTTCTGGAACACGTCAAAATTAATAGCATACGCATTTTTTAGTCCAATACCATTTTCGTGCATTGACTGTTTTTTTAGAATCAAATCTTTCTCGACCAAAGAATTTATACATTTCTGAACTGTTGCATTTGATAAATTTAAATGTTCGGCAAGACTTCTAATAGTCATTGTAAAATACTGATTTTCAACATTTGCATATCTATAAATTACAGCATAAATTGTTAGCTCCGAACCACTTAATTTAAGGTCTTTAAACATCCATTCGTGTACTGTATAGTAGAAATCTTTCATAATTTTTCCTCAATTCTTTTATTTATATACAATTTTTGTCGGTTTATCAATTCTTCTAGTATTAGCTTTTATAAAATCCTGTCTAGCTGCTTTTGTAGCAACTTGTTCATCAGACATTTTTTCTTGCAATTCAATTTCAATAATAATCTCTAACTCTCTATATTTTTTATAAATTGGGCAACTATCTTGCATACAGGGCTTGAAGTCTGTAATGATCTCCCCTTTATTATTAGCCCCCCTGTGTTCTACCTCGCAGGCATTAACGGTGTTGATACCCACTAATAAAGCCATACTCATTAACAATACTTTTTTCAACATAATAAATCCTCCTTATAACAGGAAAAGCCCCCTATATGATTGGCGGTCATAGGGGGCTTTAGCCTGACAAATAAACAAAAATGAGGGTTAAAAAGCGGCAAATACTTTTTGGAGTTACTCCTGAACATATCCGGGAACCGACCGCCAAGCTATTTCCCGCTTCTGTTATTATAATACCACAACCATTACAAGCTGTCAATACTTCGTAAAAAATTTTTATCTGCCACCGAACATCTTACTTGTTTCAATAATTTGATTATCTACTTCATCATTTACACGACTCCAGGCTTTCTGCCTTACTTCATCTATATTGTCGTCAGTTTCTAGGCTAATCAACTCACTGGCTTCAAAAGTAAAAAATTCACCCTGTATCTGACAACTTCTTTTACTGGAAACTGTGATTTCTTTAATCTTTGACATATTTAACATCCATCCTTTGTGATTTTTTAACTACTTGAAAAGCAATTAATTCTTGTGGAAGTTTTTTATCCTCAAAAGCTACTTTATCTAACATATCATAATCAATAACTGTTTTAACTGTTAGACATTCTGGATGATTTTCTTCAAGCCATGTTATTAATCTATCTTCATCGAAACTTGTTTGTTCAACTTCTTTAATTATTACTTCGCCATCATCAACAGTTATTGAAGATACATTATTTTTTTGCATATAAGCACGAACATCTTCTTTTAACTTTTTAAGTTTTTTACTAAGAATGCTTTCTTCTTTATGTACACTAATTAATTCTTTTATTATTTTGTTCATTTTATTACCTCCAAACTAAATAAGCACAGCCAACAATTAATAATACAGCAAAAATAATAAGCGCTACGTATTCACTTGAAGATACAGGAGCTCCAATATCATTACACAAATAATTGTTTACCATAGAATTTTCAGATTCTTTAGCTTTTGGTAAAGAATTATCGGCTGGAACAAAAGAATTGCAAATTTTAGCCGTCTTTTGATTGCAAGTATCTTCAAAAAAGCATAAATTGCAATCTGTGCTTTTAGGTTTAAAACCTCTTCTTTTCTTTCTACGACTTCTTGACACATTATCCCTCCTTAATAAAGTAACATATTAATGATTTCCTGCATACGAATAATATTACCACTATCAACAATACCTTGTGATAATAATTCTTTACGCCGAACAATCATCTCGACCTTTTCATCTATTGAATTGGCACAAACAAGAGAATAAATATTCAAATCATTTGTTTGACCAATACGATGACATCTATCAATACATTGCTGTTTATCTGCACCAGTCCAAGGACTATCAAAAAATATTACATTATTTGAATTATTGAAAGTTAAGCCAGTACCCATTAATTTTATAGTACCAACTAAAGCAACTTTGTTTTTGTCTGACTTAAAGGCATTTTCTGTGTCCTTTAGGTTTTTATTTTTGGCAAGATACCCCATAGCATTGTAAGGTTTTAGGATATCAACTATTATCTGCACTACCTCAGCCCAATTACTAAATATAAGGCATTGTTCCCCTCTACTGGCAATTTCGTCCACCAGTTCTACTAATTTATCTAATTTAGCAGATTTTTGAACTGTAGAGCTTACTAGCTGCGGAGTTCCAACGACCTGTCTTAATCTTGTAAATTGTGCTAATGGATTTGGACTTAACATTATTAAATCAATTTTATCTTGCAATCCAGCTAATACTTCTTTGTATAAAGGTTCTTGCTCTTTATACATATCAACATAAACTGTTTGTGGAAATTTTTGTGGTAATTCTAAAACATCTTCTTTTAATCGTCTTAATTGAATATTTTTCAATCTTGTTTTTAATTCTTGCAAATTTCGATATCCAACTATTTCACGATCCATATACCCACCAAAAATACAATAATGATTTTTAAAGGCTGTATAACTATTTTCTTCATAACCTAATGATTTAAAGATAATAAATAAATCCATAGGTTGATTAACTAATGGTGTACCACTCATTGTTACACGATAATCATTTTTGTTTTTGGTATTCATCACCTTAATGAATCCTTTTCCCTGTGCAGAGAGTGGATTCTTAACCTTATGAACTTCATCAATGAAAATAGCTCCTATAGTTCCATTCTCATGATATTTTTTTAGTAATTTAACAATAGCTTCTTCCCGAAATGCTTCTATATTTATAATCCAGAAAAATTCATCCGGAACTTCTTGTAAATCTTCTAATTTAGCTTTTGTCCCGCCATCATATAATTTATTACTTCTTTTTCTAGAACGAAAACCTAATAATTTATAAGTTTCATCACTATGTGTTTCAATTTCATCACGCCAGTTCCAACGTAGTGAAGCTACACCACAAATAACAAGGCAATGCTCTACACCTTGCATTTCCTTCAGATATCTGGCTAAATCAATTATTTGCTTTGTTTTACCAAGACCTTGTTCATCACCTAAATGCCAATGTCTTTTATCAATACCATATTTAACACCTTCTATCTGATATTGATAAGGCTTTGTTTTAAATGTAAAATCTCCAAGATCATTTTGCAATAATTCTTCACCAATTATTTGGTATTCTTGATTAATTAAAATATTTTTCACTGCTTGTAAATGTATAGGAGCAATTTCCCAACAATCAGAATTTACATGAAAATATCTAAATTCTAATTTTCTAAATTTACTTACAATATCAATATCAAAACTGCATTTAATAAATAAACAGTATTGAAAATCTTTAAATTTTTTAGATTCTTTCACATTAATTCTAATCACAATTATTGGCCTCCTTATATACTAATTATACCGCAATGATTTTAAAATGTCAATAAAAAAGAGTACATTCCGAAGAATGTACTCTTTAAATTAAGCTTTGGCGACTTGCATATAGTAGCGATAAGCTTTGCCTTCGCTAACATCGGGATCTTCAAACCAAGCCTTGCTCATTTTAACGTAGGTCGCTGTATCAGAACCTAATACGTTGTAATAATCGCTATAAAGCATATTCATTACAAAATATAAATCCCAACGGTTAAATCCGATACATTTAATACCATACTGACGGATTACATCATCAATCTGTTCAACAGACCAGTGAGCTCCTTCCGTACCATCTACGTTCTTGAAATTTTCAACAGCTTTTTCAGCTAACCAATCACTAAAATGCTCACCATAACACTCTTTATACAATTTGTCAACGACTTCGTCATAAACTTCTTTATCCGAATATTTTAATGGTTTAATAGCACTTTTAAAAGTTTCCATTAAAATATCATTAGTAAGACCTAAATCTTTTTGCTCTTTAAGATGTTTTAATAATGTTTCTAACATATTAATCTTCCAATACTTCTACCGTAGGTACAGTAGGTGCTGTTGGAGTATAAACAGTATTAGGCACACAACACAACATAGAGAAATGATTCGGGTCACTACCAAAGATAATTGGATAAACTCTACGGCAACGAATTTGATCTGCTCTTAACAGATTACCTGTGCGGGTATAAACCGGATAAACAGTAGTTCCGATTTGAATCTGCACTGGAAGCGTATTCGCCCCTGAAGGAAGACTCTGTGCAAGCACAAGACAAAATCTTTTTAAATTGGTGAGTGTAGGTGTAGTGCTAAGAGTGATAACTAGATTAGTTGAAGTAGTTGTGATGCTGGAACTTTTAATAAATCTATCACAGCGGTTACAGGCCACAATAATCACTTCCTAATTAGATGCAGCCACAGCCATTGTTGCAACCGAATCCATTAGCGGAAGTATAGGGGCTGCAAGTAATGTATGCGGGCTGCGGGAATGGACGAACTGCGTTAATAATGTTTTGAGTTTGGGACAAGTTGCCGAGTTGCAACTGAGCAGCTTGCAGCTGGTCACGAAGCTCTTGCATTACATTTGCAGTCATCAGAGCACGAGTTGCTTCTGCTTCTGCATGAATTGCAGTAGTGATTTCACAAGTGTTCTTGTAGTTTTCTGCACGAACAGCATCAATGTTACGATTAGTTTCGCAGCAGCATTGCTGTGCAGCAAAGCGACTTTCTGCGATTGCAGCATTAGTCTGATTGAATCCTTGACACAGACCCATTTGTAAAGCGCCAGTAGATTCACAGATATCTTTTTGGATACCGAAATTCTGATTAGCGAGTTGGTTAAAACCACGGTCGATAGTGTTGTTCAAGTTAGTGTACAAAAATTCATTAGTCAAGGTATTTACTGCACCATTAGCGCCGTTACCACCAAAACCGCCGAAGCCACCGCCCCATGCGAGTAAGAAAAATAACATTACTACCCACATCCAGCCAGCTCCACCACCCATGAAGCCATCGCCGTCAGATTTGTTCATGTCATAAACAGGAACCATTTGAGCACCTTCGAATGCCATGATAAAACACTTCCTTTAATTTATTAAATCAAAATCTTTAGGTGCGCGCCTTTTTAGATTTTAATTCCAAAATTACTTAAAACTCCCATAATTTGTTTAGGATCAATACCTTGAGTTTTAGCTAAATTAAGAGCCGTTTCTTTTAATTGATCCGGAGTTTTGCCTTGTGCCATTTTCATGGCCTGTTGAAATTTAGGGTCATTTCCGAACATGTGCTGCATTGCCGTTTGAGGATTTTGCATTTGCCGGAGTTGGTTGAATGCTTGCATCATTTGCATTAGATTCATTTTGCTGACCTCCTAACTGATTTAAGAAATTTTCTATATTCTGTACCCGCTGATTTAAACCATTAAAATCATTAGATGTTACATATTCAATCTTATTTTCTTGTGGATTTACTAACTTATAAGTTTTTAATTCGGCTAAACCATTCATACTCAATTGTTTTGTATAAATTTCACCATCTTGAATATTCACAAATACACTCATAGATCCATCTAAAGCAATTCTAGCGGCTTTAGCTTCTTCTAAACAGGTAACAGGAACTGCTGATATAAATGATTGCATTTGTTGTGGCTGTTCTACTTGTCCAAACATATTTGGAACTTGAGGATTTATGGCTCTCTGCATTTGCTGAACTTGTTGCATACGATTATAACCATAATTAGGATTTGTCATTGGATTATTCATAGGATTCATATAATTATCGGGATACATACATTTGTCCTCCTACCGCCGCCACCATATTTGGTTGATATTAAACTTTTTTGTAGTGGCGCATGGTTTATTACCTGTAATTATTGTAACAAAAATAAACCGCCCACACATATCCTAAATTGTGTAGACGGTTTGTCTGTTTATTCCCTTGCTATTGTTTTTGCAATAGGAGCTCAATATATGGTTTTACTTCGTCCGGAATTAATTCCTTTTCATTACTAATAATGGTTTGTAATTCCTTTTTGGCATTCCATAAGGCTTTGCCTACTGAAGAACTTTCAATTCCTAAGTCATCGGCTATCTCATAATATGATTTACCCTCAATATAAAACTTCCATAAAAGTAATTCACTTTTTGTTTTCAAGCCAGTTCCTTTTATAATCACCTTTAGTGCAATTAAAGATAATGTTTTAAGTCTTTTATTGAAATCTGATTCAGTCATTAGCTCCAAATACCCGCCAAGCTGTTATAATTCCTCCAACTAGACCACCTATAATTAAAGTTAGTATTGTATTGACAATTACTCTCTTATAATTATAGTAGTCCTTTAAATCTTTCATTTGATATTCTTCAAAATCTCGCTTTAAAGAACCTATACGTCCATGGAGAATTTCTTGATCTTTATTTAATCTAGATTCTAATTTATCAAATAATTTTAAAATAGTAACGACATTAAAGTTTATCTCTTGCACATCTTTACAGGTTTGACGGAATTGTTCTTCAAATAATTCTGACCGTTTTTCGTATCTATCACAACGGCTTTCTAAAGTTTTAATCCTTTGTAATAGTTCTGCAATTACCTTTTCATTTTCCATTTATTGTTTCTCCGTTACTTCTGTTCATAATAACACTGTTTCCAGCACCGGAAATAGTATCAGATTCTTCCGTAACAGTTCTTACAATACCTTGTTCATAAGTAAAATATTCTTTAGCAATAAGCACCGACGAAATACCCAATGCACAGGCACAAAAAAAGATGCAACAGAGAAAACCAATGACTAAAATTTTTAAAAGTCCTAATAATTTTACATTATAGTCCCGATAAATTTGAGCGTCTTTTGCTTTTTTATCTATTTCATCTTGTCTTTGCATTAACCTCTCTAGATACTTATCTAGGTGCTGCAAATCTTTATCATTTGGATTTTCCATTACATCCTCCTAGGATATCGCAATTAATAAAACAGTACCAAGTCCAATATACAATAAAGTTTTTTCAGCTTTTAATTGTTTAATCTTCTTTTTGTATTCTTTGGACTCCTGTTCTAAAGTCTGATTGCAACTCTCTAAGTATTTGATTTTGTTGTCGTAAGATGTCTTCAACATCGTTTGCTGTTTTTCCAATGTTATTACTGACTGATTGGCTTTCTGTAAGTTGTTGTTTAATTCCGTCCGTTGTTTTTTCAACGTCAGAATTTTGTTTATCGATTGTTCGTTTAGGGATATCGCTTGCGCTATTTGTTGTTCTTGCATTTCGAATTTCTTCGCTGGAACTAAATAATAATCCTGTGCATAAGCCTGCTGACATAAACCCAATGATAAACCAAACAACAAAAGCATGAAAAATATTTTTCTTTTCATTTACCATTGCTTCCAAGTAAAGTAAACTCCGATTGCAAATCCAAGTCCAAAGGAGATCAGTTTTGGATAACGATTAAAAGTAGCTTTTATTTTATCAAAAAATTCTTTAATTTCTTCCATTTTAGATTCCTCCTCAATTATTTTGTTTCCAGATTGCCAATCCACGAATTACATCGCCGCCGGGCTGATCTTTTCTACCTGTTCCGGGATCGTCTAAAAGAAGTAAATCCCATCTTAAATCCGGATCATTACCATAAAGACCATAACCATCAATATCAGCGATTTCTGCATGAGTCATAACATGCTCTGAGTCTATTGGAATTTCTAGAACAGTTGCTATAAAACAAATTACCTCGGCTAACCGTTCGACTTGAATTGGTGTTGGTGGATAACCGTTCCAATTAATTCTTTCAGGATTTTTATAAACAGTCGCCCCATAAGCACAACATAAAGCGATTCCAATAGCATTACTGTTTCGATGCCATGTATGCTCTTTGTAGTCTGTAAGTTCACCATTAATACGAACAGTTCCATCACTTTCAATACAAATATGATAATGTTCTTTTTCAACACTATTCATTTTGTATAATCCACCTGTATGGTGACAATAGATTCGATTAATACCACTATTTTTAGCCCTTTCGGCAAGTGCAATGATCTCATTTATAGTTACCATTGTCTTTTTCCTCCTTTCCTTCAAGAATATCTGATATGCCATTATTATTTTTATCAATAAATAATTTAGCTAAAAATGTAATGGCATAAACAGTTGACCCACTTACAAAGAAAGTCAAAAATGAAATAATTATCGGCAAGTCCGCTTCGTTTGTTACATTTAGGTTATGTATCCATCCGTAAACAAACATTACAGTAAAGCCGAGATACACCAATATAAGGTAGAAAGCTATATACTTAATGTATTTGTTACCTATTAATTGTGGTGTATTTTCAACCAATTTTTTAAACCAGTTAAGTATTTTATCTTTCATCTTATACTCCTTAATTATAGTATATTATTTTTATTTTGTCAAGCTTTATTAAGATACTAATACTTGCAATTCATTTATTTTATCTTCAAAATATCCAACAGGAGCTTGTGTTTGACCAGTAGTCCCATCCTCACAGGTTACTTCAACATTAAGTGATTCTGCTGTTTTTAATACATTATAACCAGCATATGATAGTAAATATCTACCATCAGCGAGAGTCTTTCCTGTTTCTGTATATTCAGAACCTATTGATATGTTAACAGTAGCTCCTCTAACTATACCTTGAGAATTAACAACTTGAATATAAATTCTTACATCTTCACCATAAACAGATGAATTAGCATTTAAAGCTGGATAAAAATATACTCTACAATCATTACTCCAATTAAAATAAACAGTCTGACCTTTTCGTACAGCTAAATTACCACATAAATTAATATATGGTTGACCATAATCACAATAAATTAAAGTGCCATAATTAGTTGTATCTGCATTAGTAGAGTCCCAAACATTTAACCAACTATTTACAACATTACTACCTCCAACCTTCATTCCCCATATATAACCATCACAGGGGGCTGTCCAGGAATCTCCCTGATTTTTTAAATTAATAATTATCTTGTTATTAGACGGCATACTCAATTTATTATTTTTTGCTAATAATTCCCAAGTTGGATCATGATAAAATTCATCACGATGATCAAAAGCCATTTGCCATTGTTTGTTAGGTGTTATACTATTAAAAAAACATCTACAAAATGTTATTGCTTTTTCCATTGTAAATATTCCACTTCTGCACCGCCTAATCTAAAATAATCGCATCCAATTCCTCTTTGCTTTGAGCTGCATTTACTTCAGCCTGTTTATTCCAACCTGCCTGCTTACACGTACCTATATGGGTAGAAAGGTCAGCGCACCATTCAAGCACCTGTTCCGGCGTAAGATAGAATATCGTTTTGTCAGTGCTTCCGTCTGCGTAACCACGTACAGGGCAGCCTGTAGGATACTCTACAGCAAAGCGATCAGTATTTACGTTCAAGGCTATACCCTGCATTGTAAGTTGTGTATCCTTGTCGCTGTCGTATCTGATCAGTTCTCCACTACATTCAGACGTAAAACCGCCGGTGATTTTTCCTTCTGTCCAAGCGTCTACCTCTGCCAGCTTGATAGCTTTAAGTTCTTCCAATGTAGGCTCAGGCGATGTATATTCACTATAAGTACCGTCAGCGTTGCGTATATATTCTTTACCGTCCACATTGCCGATCAATAATTGATAATCTTCCTCTGTAATTAATACAAACCCTTTTTCAAGCAGTTCTGTAACTTGTTCCTGTGTTTTTTCTTCGGCGACGTAAGTGTCACTGCGTCTGCCATTTTCGTCAAATTTTATTAAATAAGTCATACTTTTATTTCTCCTTATAGAAAATTCCACTGGATTTACCATCCAGTGGTGGGTAGGCAATACTGATGCTACA